CAATCTGAAGGATGATTACCTGCTTTGTAACTAATTGGGGAGTAACTATTGTTCTTGGTTTACTGTTAACTGCATCAGAGTGGTTAGCAAAAACAAAAAAATTTGAGGAGAATGGGTTACTTGACCTTATTACTCACTTCTTAAGAGTAGTTTTACGCAAGGAGACTAAAAAGTAAAGGTCTCCTTTTTTTATAAATATCAATATAAGAAAATTATAGGGTAAGGACACATGGCTCTTTGGGGCACAGCAGACGCTGTATTTGCAACTGGCACGATCACTGTAAATCTTGCTAATGAAACCATTACTGGTTCTGGCACAACCTTTACCAACGCTGCTGTTGGTGATGTAATTTCGATTGGTGTTGGTAAGACATACGGACAAGCAGTTATTTCTGGTATTACATCAAATACTTTTCTCTCAATCGGTTCAACTCAGTTTATTAGACCAAATGGTGGCGCTGCGATTGCTGGTGTAGCTTATACCATCTCTCAAAAACCAAAGTATACCCTTGAAGATGGGCAATATACTGCTCCAGACGTAAAATCAAATAAATTCTCTGCCGTATTTGGTATTGATCCATATGAAGTTGGCGTGGCAGCAACTACAAACTATGCAGTAGCACACGCTGGTTGGGTTGGAGTTACTACATATAACGATATGCACGGAACCCTTCGCGTTAAGTCGGAAGTTCTGGTTGCAATGAGTGGAATTAGCACTGGTGCTACTTCTGCTGGTGTTGATGGTGATGCTAGCGACGATTCGTTTGGAACCTTTGTATACAAACCATAATTGATGTATGAGATTTGACGAATTGAATGAGAGCAATTATTTGCTCTTTGCTATAAAATTCTACGACAATCCCCAGTCAGTTACTAGGGAAGATTTTGAGGATGATCTAAAGAGGATAAAATATATCAAACGATTGTTGAAGAGATATAAAAATACAGGGGAACTGAAAACACATCTTATTCTAAATCATTTAACAGTTTTGTTTAATGTTTTTGATGATGCAGCAGTTCCTCTGTTGTTTTATAACCTTGAAAGAGATCTTTGGCCAGCAATTAAAAGTTTTCTGGTCTTTTTAAATAGGGTGCCAGAATATCCAAAGTCTGATATACATGATATTAGTGAAGACAATTATTGTTTAATAGAACTAAGGTCAATCTAATGGATATTGATAGGATCATTTCTATACTAAGAGTTCTCAAAGAAGAACCAACAATGAATGTTGGTGCGGGGCATATTGCTGGCACCAGAGAAGCAGGTGATGATCCGCCAGTTTATAAAAAGAAGAAGAAATATAATGAACTTCCAACTATTATTGGAAGAGGTAAGTTTCCTGGTGCTAGAAAACGCTGGATGAAGTAAAATGGCTTTCGGTCTTGGTAAGTTAGAGGTCCTTGAATCTAAACTTAGCATTTATGAAGACCTATCAAAAGAGATGCTCGACAAACTTGAACGAGCAGTAGCAACGATTAGTGATAATAGTAATCGTGTTGCTATTATCTTAGAACGCCATGAGAGTAGATTGGACAAGAGTGATGAGAACGATCTTGCTATTATGAAGTTAATTGAAAAAGTAGAAGAAAAAATTGATACTGTTGAAGCAAGAGTCAATGACCTTTCTAGGTTTAGATGGATAACAATTGGCATTGCTCTTGCTGCCGTAACAATTCTAAAAGCACCAGTCATATTTGCTAATCTTTTGACATCATCTCCACAACCTGCTATAATAGAACGCACGAAGTAATAACTCCTTCATAATGGATTTGGTTGATTCCAAGTATATTGGATTAGTTTCATCACGCCTACAAAAATTTAAGAGGGTCAAGTCGGATCTCTACAATTTCCGCTGCCCTATCTGTGGGGATTCCCAACGCAATAAAAACAAGGCACGAGGGTATATTTACTCCGTGAATAACAACACCAACTTCAAGTGCCATAACTGTGGTGCTAGTTTGTCCTTTAACAACTTTCTAAAAGAGTTAGATTCAACTCTCCATAAGCAATACACATTGGAAAAGTTTAAGGAAGGACATACTGGAAAGAACTTCGTAGTAGAAGAACCAAAGTTTGAATTTAAGAAACCAGTATTCAAAAAATCTTTGGATTTACCAAAAGCGTCAGAGGTTCCAGTTGCCAAAGAATACTTGGAGAAAAGAAAACTTAACCCAGAAAAGTTTTATTTTGCTCACAAATTCAAGGAGTGGACTAATACTCAAAAGCAGACTTTTGACACTATCGGTAGGGATGAGAGTCGCATTATTATACCAATGTATGATACTGAAAGTAACTTGATTGGTTTTCAGGGAAGAGCACTCGGTCCTAACCCTGTTAAATATATTACCGTGATGCTTGATGATGATGCTCCAAAGATTTATGGACTCGACCAAGTGGATTCTTCGAAACCCATTTACATTGTTGAGGGACCCTTCGACTCCACGTTTGCACAAAATTCTGTTGCTATGTGTGGGTCCGACATTGATATTAGGTCGTTTGGTTGGAGCGATTATATTTACGTTTTTGATAACGAACCTCGCAATAGAGAAATCGTCAACCGAATATCAAAAACCATCAACAGAGGCGACAAGGTGATTATTTGGCCAACATCCATTGAGCAAAAGGACATTAATGACATGGTGCTCACTGGACTTAACATTATGGATGTGTTAAAATCAAATACATACTCAGGTTTAGAAGCAAAAATTAAGTTTAACAACTGGAAGAAAATATGAGCAACGGCACCAAAGTTATTAAAAGAAACGGCAAGACCGAACCACTTGACCTGAATAAACTTCATGTAATGGTGGAAGAGGCATGTAAAGACCTCGCAAATGTATCTGCATCACAGGTTGAGATGCAGTCTGGTATTCAGTTTTATGATGGCATTACAACAGCAGAGATCCAAGAGATTTTGATTCGTTCTGCTTCTGACCTGATTGACCTGGACCACCCCAACTATCAGTTTGTTGCTGCTCGTCTGCTGCTGTTTGCTACCCGTAAGCAACTTTATGGGCGTATGCACGAGTTTCCTTCACTGAGGGAGCATGTTGGGCGTTGTATTGAAAAAGGCGTTTATGACCCAGAAATTATTAATCTTTATACTGAAGAAGAGTTTGATAAACTTCAGTCGTATATTGATCATAGTCGTGACTATCTGTTCACTTATGCGGGTTTACGTCAGGTCGTTGATAAGTACCTCGTGCAGGATAGAAGCACTGGTGCCTTATATGAGACGCCACAGTTTATGTACCTTTTGATTGCGGCAACTATTTTTTCCAAGTATCCTAAGGAAACACGTTTAGACTACGTTAGGAAGTACTACGATGCAATCTCAAAGCACAAGATCAACATTCCAACCCCCATCATGGCAGGAGTGCGAACACCGCTTAGACAATATGCTAGCTGTGTCCTTGTTGATGTTGATGACACCCTCGATAGTATCTTTACTAGCGATATGGCTATTGGCAGATATGTTGCACAAAGGGCGGGTATCGGTATCAACGCAGGTCGAATCCGTGGTATCAACAGTAGGATTAGAGGTGGCGAAGTCCAGCACACTGGCGTTATACCGTTTCTCAAAAAGTTTGAAGCAACTGTCCGTTGCTGCACGCAAAATGGTATACGAGGAGGAAGCGCGACGGTCCACTTCCCAATCTGGCACCAAGAAATCCAAGATATCCTAGTATTGAAAAATAATAAAGGAACCGAAGATAATCGTGTTCGTAAGTTAGACTATAGTATCCAAATCTCTAAACTCTTCTATGAACGATTCATCCGCAACGAAGATATCTCACTCTTCTCTCCACACGATGTTCCTGGTTTGTATGATGCTTTTGGTCTTGATGGATTTGATGAGTTATACAATGCTTATGAACGAGATGAGTCTATTCCAAGAAAAACTATCGGCGGTCAAGAACTCTTTCTTTCACTCCTAAAAGAGAGGGCAGAAACTGGTCGTTTGTACATTATGAACATTGACCATTGCAATTCTCACTCTTCTTTTGTGGATAAAGTTGAGATGAGCAATCTTTGTCAAGAAATCACTCTGCCTACTAAACCACTCCAACACATTGATGATACTGATGGGGAAATTGCTCTTTGCATCCTTTCTGCTATTAATGTTGGGAAAATTAGGGATCTTGAGGATCTTCAAGTTCTTTGCGATCTTGCTGTTAGGGGTCTTGATGAACTTATTGATTTTCAGGGATACCCCGTCAGAGCAGCAGAAATCGCCACCAGAGCACGTCGGTCACTTGGGGTAGGTTTTATCGGACTAGCTCATTACCTCGCCAAGAACGGCGAGCACTACGAGGATCCTGGTGCCTGGAAACTGGTCCACGATCTGACTGAGGCATTCCAATATTATCTTATTCAGGCAACGGTTAACCTTGCCAAGGAAAAAGGTGCTTGCGAATATTCTCACCGTACCAAGTATGGACAAGGAATTTTGCCGATTGATACATACAAGAAGGACGTTGATGAAATCGTCCCCAACGAATTGAAGTATGATTGGGAAGCTCTTAGAGCACAAGTTAAGCAATATGGAGTGCGGAACAGCACGCTGTCCGCACAGATGCCATCGGAGAGCAGTTCCGTTGTGTCAAATGCAACCAACGGGATCGAACCACCTCGCGGATACTTGTCCATTAAGAAGTCCAAGAAGGGTCCACTCAAGCAGATTGTTCCCCAGTATCAAACACTTAAGAACAATTATACGCTGTTGTGGGATATGCCTAGCAATCGCGGTTATATTCACATTGTCGCTGTTATGCAAAAGTTCTTCGATCAAGCGATTTCTGGAAACTGGTCTTATAATCCAGAAAATTACCCAGATAATGAAGTTCCTACTTCGATAATGGCACAAGACCTATTGACTACATATAAGTACGGTTGGAAGACCAGTTACTATCAAAATACACATGATATGAAGAATGATGAGGTTGAAGAAACCCGTCAGTCTCTTGATGATTTAATCTCTCAACTAGAAAACGCAGAGGAGGAAGATTGTGAGTCTTGTAAGATTTAAGACAGGGTTGGAGGGAAAACCAATGGTTGATTCCATGACAGTTTTCAACTCCAACGAGGTTGATACAAAGAAACAACCAATGTTCTTTGGTCAACCTCTGGGGATTCAGAGATATGATTCTTACAAATATCCAATCTTTGATAAACTTACGACACAGCAACTGGGTTATTTCTGGAGACCCGAAGAAGTATCTCTTCAAAAAGATCGTAGCGACTACCATATGCTACGCCCAGAGCAAAAACACATTTTTACTAGCAACCTTAAGTATCAGGTGATGCTGGATTCTGTTCAGGGTCGTGGACCTGGTATGGCATTTGCACCATACTGTTCACTGCCTGAACTGGAAGCGTGTATGAAAGTGTGGGAGTTTATGGAGATGATTCACTCACGCTCCTACACATACATTATCAAAAATGTATATTCAGACCCATCTGAGGTCTTTGATACTATCCTCAAAGAGGATCGTATTATGGAGCGTGCAGTAAGCGTTACTAAAGCATACAACGACTTCATTAACGCAGCACACCAGTATGATAATGGAAATGATTGGTTGCACGCACTAGAGCAAGTCCCAACCGCACTAGAAGGAAGGTATGAACTCAAACGTAAACTATTCAGAGCAGTTGCAAACGTTAATATTCTTGAAGGCATTCGCTTTTACGTGTCATTTGCTTGCAGTTTTGCTTTTGGCGAACTCAAACTTATGGAAGGAAGTGCAAAAATCATCTCACTGATTGCCCGTGATGAGAATCAGCACTTGGTTATCACCCAGAACATTATGAACAAGTGGAAGGAGGGTGATGACCCAGAGATGGCACGTATTGCCAAAGAGGAAGAGCAATGGGTCTATAAGACCTTTGAGAATGCTGTGAACCAGGAAAAACTTTGGGCAGAGTATCTGTTCAAGGACGGTTCTATGATTGGTCTGAATGACAAATTGCTACAGCAATATGTCGAATGGATTGCCAACCGCAGAATGAAAGCAATCGGACTCAAACCACTTTATGACATTTCAGCAAAGAATAATCCACTTCCTTGGACGGAGCACTGGATTTCTTCTAAGGGTCTTCAAGTGGCACCACAAGAAACCGAGGTCGAATCCTATATCGTTGGAGGAATCAAGCAGGATGTTACCGAAAATACTTTCTCAGGATTCCAACTATGATGAATGGTGTGAACAAGAGATTCTAAACGCTTACCAAGAAGCGGCAGAGTGTGATGAATTTTTGTTTGGTGATTATGACTACAGCAAAGAATGGATGGGTAATCAATCGAATGATGTAAAGTGAGGGTCTTTGGACCCTCTTTTTTATAAATATTCGTAGGAATTCCTTAAACTATAAGAAAAATGTTGTCAAAAGATCTACAGGGATTATACGAAGCCTATAAAGGCGTTTATGAAGAGACTGATTCGATTACTGATGACCTTGTTGAAGAAGTCATTGGAGAACTCTTCAACGAGTGTATTGAAGAAGGTTATACTATCGATGAAGCAGCATATGCTATCGAAGAAGCAGCAACTGAGTACTTGATGGAACTCAACCCATATGCTCCTGCTGGTTCAAAGGAAGCAAAAGCATATCAAAAGTCAACAACTGCTACAAAACGTGGAGAAGCACGTAAGACTGCAGTTAAAGGTGCTGTAGAGCGTGTTAGGGCAAAGGCAAGTGGTGCTAAAGCAGCTGCTGGAATTGCTGCTTCAATTGCCAAAGATGAGGCAAGAAGAGCAGGTCGTGGTGCCTTACATGCTGCTGGTAAAGCTGCTAGTGCTGCTGGAAGCGCCGTTTCAGGGGCAGCAACAGCAGCACGTGATGCTGCCAGTAGAAAGAAGGAGGAGGTTAAAAAAGGCGTTAAGAGCCTGCTTGGAAGGGGTCTACGCAAGGCAGGTGCTGCTGCTGGTAGAGCTGCTGAAAGACTTGGTGAAGAGACTCAACAACTTGATGAACTATCTGATAAAAAAGTTCAAAAAACATTAAAAGCAAGAGAACGTAGATTTGATAGATCTGTTGACTCTGGTGCTCCAAACAAAGAGTATCATCAACTTAGGAGAACTGAAAAGTTAGTAGCAAGTAGAAATAAAAGAACAGGTTCAAACATTCCTGTTGATGAAGAAATTGATACCTGGGATGTAGTCCTTGAATATCTCATCACAAATGGTCATGCCGATACAAATGCTGAAGCTCTTCATATTATGTCTCAACTAGATGAAGAGATGGTTCAATCCATCCTTGAGGGATCTTACGAAGACAGAATTGCTGCCAATAACAAAAAATATGATGCAAATCGTAAGAGAGCAGCACAAAGAGCAGCAGATAGAAATGCTGCCAGAGACAGAGGACAAACTGGTAATGTTCCTGGTGTAGGTTATGTATCTCCAAGAAGAGAAAAAGAAACCTACACAGATTCTTCTGGTAAAACCAGACACGCAAAGGGTCTTTGATATAAAAACTCACATAACACACAGGAGGGACAACCCTCCTTTTTTATTATCTAGTTACAGTTTTTTTAACGTCTACAAGACCTTCTACAACTCTCTCAATGTTACCACTAGGATCTTGTAGCAAGATATCGTATAAGTATTTTCCTGGTTTTAATGTAGATGTCAACGCATTATTCATCGCCAAACTTACTCTGGCATTAGCAACATCAGTTATGGATGTTGTGAACGAAGTATATGTAGAAGATTCTTCCGCTTTTCTCATTTTGGCACAAACTTGATATCCAGACAAATTTAGTCTGGCATTGGAATTAATACCTTCAAAAACGAACGTTTGAGAAAAATCAGTTCCGGTATGAATAGTAAGATTAACTGTATATACTGAAGAAGCCATTATTCTCTCCTTTAGAAACAACCAGAAGATATGCCTGCTCTTACTAGAACAGTTCCTTCAACAACAATACTTTTTAATCCACTAGAACGAGCAGTAGAAACCACATCATAAACATGTCTTCCTGGTTTTAAAGTCCCAGTAAGAGTACTACCCATTGAAATTTGGATTTTTCCAAGAGCAGCATTTAGAACAGTTACCGCAAATCCAACAGCAGCACTACTGTTTGTATGTTTTCTGACCTGAGAAGCAAAATCTAAATTTGTTACGTCAATAACATCACCATCACTGCTAATCACATCAAAGGGGTGAGAAAAGTCAGAATGTACATTAATAAAGATATTTTGAGTATATGCTGACATTTTTTCAGTCTTTATTGTTATTTATTTCTAAGAACTTGACAACAACTGATTATTTAATTAGAATCGCTTTGCTAAGGTTGAAAGATAAATAATAGCTCTATAAGACTATATTATGAGCTATGAGAATCCCTGGCGGTATAATGGGGAAATTTTTGATACTGATGATATTGGAGACTACTTTGGATTTGTTTACTGTATAACCAATAAGTATAATCAACGACAGTATATTGGTAGAAAGTACTTCTGGTCTTTTAGAACACCACCAGGAAAGAAGAGAAGAGTAAAACAAGAATCAGACTGGAAGAAGTATTATGGTTCTTGTCCAGAATTAAAGGAAGATATAAAAAAGTATAACAAAGAGAATTTCAATAGAGAAATTTTGAGTCTTCATAAGGCAAAAGGTGACTGTAATTATGAAGAAACGAAACAACTTTTTCTAAATAATGTGTTGAGTGAATCACTTGACGATGGAACGCCAGCGTACTACAATAGCAATATTCTAGGACGCTACATGCGAAAAGATTATGGTAACTTTGGAGCAAACTCTTCAAACAACACATGACTGGGCAGTTGACCGCATTCATACCCTCTGTGAGGAAAATATTGAGAATGCCCATGCGATTCAATCAGAATTCAGTGAGTGGTTGGATCCGGATATTTTAGACCATGATATTTTCTCATTAGAGTTTATAGGAGACGAAAATGACACTTGACCTACACAACTTTTTTAAGTTTTACGACGAAAAAAATTCAAATCACGTAGCAGCAGTTCAGTGGTTAGAAGATAACCTCCCTGCTAACTTCATGGATGATTCAGAGACAGATTGGATTGGGATCTTTAGAACTAAACCCCCTACACCAGAAGTTCTTGCAGTTCCATACTTCAATCAAGTAGACAACTACAGAGATGCACATAGAACTTGCAACTCTTCATCGTGCGCTATGTGTCTTGCTTTCCTCAAGCCAGGCAGCATCAAAGGCGATGATGAATACGTCAAGAAAGTATTTGCAATCGGTGATACAACGGACCATGCCGTTCAGACGAAAGTTCTGGCGGGTTATGGAGTTAAGTCACACTTTAGTTACAATCTATCTTTTGCTGATATCGATAAAAGTTTGGACGCTGGGAAGCCCGTTGTTATTGGCATACTCCATAGGGGTTCTTTATCTTCACCTACTGGTGGGCATATGTGTGTTGTCATTGGTAAAACCCCAGACGGAAAAGGATACTTTGTAAATGATCCTTATGGTTCTCTCAACGACAACTACACTGGACCTGTGACGAATGGTAAGAAAACCATTTACACAAAAGCAGTTCTCAAGCACCGTTGGTGTCCAGGAGGCAACGATGGATGGGGCAGAATCTTCGATTAACTTCAAAAGGAAAATGCTTAAGGTGATTCAAGATCTTACAAATAATGGGAAGCATGTAGAAGCAAACCAACTTTATCAAAAATACTTCGGAGGCAAC